ATGAAAAAACGGAACTGGCGTCTGATGCTGCGCCGGGTGCTGAACCTGGTGTTCAGCCGCATTGTTGTGACCGGCGTGCTTCTGCTGCTGCAGGCGTTCTGGCTGTTTGCGCTGTTCTACTGGCTGGCGGACTACGCCAAATGGTTCGGCGGCGTGGGCGTTGCCATGAGCGTTATCATGTGCCTGGCGCTGATCCGGCAGGATTCCACGGTGCCGGAGTTTAAGATCAGCTGGATGATCCTGTTTTCCGTTATGCCGGTGCAGGGCGGCATTTTGTACCTGCTGTGGGGCGATAAGCGCCCGGCGCTGGGCTTGCGCCACCGGCTGGAGCGCGCCGAGGACGCAATGGCCCCGGCGCGGAAGGACGACCCCGACGCCGCGGCGGCTTTGCAGCGGCAGGACCCCCGCGCCGCGCTGACGGCCCGCTACCTGCACGACTACGGCCCGATGCCGGTCTGCGGCGGCACGGCGGCGAAATACTACCCGGACGGGCAGAGCATGTTTGCCGATATGCTGCCCGCATTGCAGGGGGCACAGCACAGCATTTATGTGGAGAGCTTTATCATCGGCATGGGCGAGATGTGGGGGCAGATCCACGAGATTTTGCGCCGGAAGGCCGCGGCAGGGCTGGACGTGCGGGTCATCTACGACGACGCGGGCTGCCTGAGCCTGCTGCCCCACAACTACGCCGAGATGATGCGGGCCGACGGCATCCGGGCGTTCAGCTTCAACCGCTGCGTGCCGATGCTGAACCTGGTCATGAACAACCGCGACCACCGCAAGATCATGGTCATCGACGGGCAGATCGCCTTTACGGGCGGTGTGAATCTGGCGGACGAGTATATCAATAAAATCGTGCGGTTCGGCTACTGGAAGGACAGCGGCGTCCGGCTGGATGGCCCCGGCGCAGCGAGCCTGGCAAACATCTTTTTGACGTTCTGGAAGGCAAAATACCCCGACGAGGACCTGGACGCGGGCTGCGACCTGCCCGCCGCCGTGCCGGTGGAAACGGACTGCTTGGTGCAGCCCTTTGCCGACAGCCCGGTGGGCCGCGAGGCCGTGGCGAAGAACGTGTATCTGGAGCTTATCAACCAGGCGCAGAAGCGGCTGTACATCTGCACGCCGTACCTGATTCTGGACAACGACCTGCTGTCCTGCCTGCGGCTGGCGGCCAAGCGCGGCGTCGATGTGCGCATCTACACGCCCGGCGTGCCGGACAAGCCGACGATCTACCAGCTGACGCGGAGCTATTTCCCGCATTTGCTGCGGGCAGGCGTTAAAATTTACAGCTACACGCCGGGCTTTCTGCACGCCAAGACATGGCTGGTGGATGACCGCATTGCCGCGGTGGGCACGGTGAATCTGGATTACCGCAGCCTGTACCTGCATTTTGAGAACAGCGTGCTGCTCTACGGCGGCGCAGTGCTGGACGATGTGCGGCGCGATCTGGCGGAGATCGAAAAGGAAAGTGCCGCGGTGACGCTGGCGGACTGCCGGACCGGATTTTTTGGCACGCTGTACAGCGCGGTGCTGCGGCTGGTGGCACCGTTGTGCTGAAGGCGGGAGGCTTGCGGAGGATACCCGCTTAGGGGAGCCTGCCGTGAACCCGCCCCTCATCCGGCCCTGCGGGGCCACCTGCTCCCCTTCTGGCGCTACGCGCCACCTCCCCCGTACCGGGGGAGTCTGTCCCCAAGGGGGAAGGTAGGGGGAGACCTCGATGCCGGGGGCTTCCGCTGACGCAAACGGGCACGGAGCGGTCAAGACCGCTCCCTACAAGGCACCCGTGTGTAGCAGACCGTAGGGAGGGGTCTTGACCCCTCCGGGAAAGTGGACCGCTGACGCAAACGCCCCGGAAACAGGCGGCGGTGTAAGCTGGCGGGCGAGCAATGCTCGCCCCTACAAGAGTTTTTCGACAGTTTGAGCAATACGCAAAGCCCGTCCCGGGTCAGACCGGGGCGGGCTTTGTGGTTTCAGGAGGCGTATTCGCGCTCCAGCGTTTCTATAAAATGTACCGGGTCGATGATGCGCAGGCCGTCGGCGTTGGGGGCGGCGGTGTCCAGCAGGGTTTGCAGCATTTCCTCGTTTGTCAGGGCAGGCGCGACCTGCCAGCCCAGCGCCATGACGCCGACGCAGTAGGGAATGCCCCAGCTCAAACCGCCCACCGCATCATAGCGGTAGCCGCATTGGCCGGGGACGTATTCCTCGGCTACGGTGCGGTAGGCGCAGGGCAGGCCCAGGCAGAAGGGGCTTTTCCGGGCGGCCAGCATACCGGAGTCATTGGGCAGGCCGGTTTTGCAGGCGGCAGGGCTGTCCCGCCGGGTGAGGTCAAAGGTGGAGATGCTCAAGGTGAGACGCGCGGAACCCGCAGCGGCACCCTGCGCGGTCAGCACCAGAAGGCCCGCCGCCTCGGCCTCGGCGAGCGCGTCGCGCCAGAGGTCGGCGTTTTCAAACAGATCCCTGTCCCCGGGAGCGGCGGAGACTGACACGGCGCGGATCTTTTCTCCCTCCGGCAGGGTCTCGTTGATCTTGAGGATGTGCCGCAGGGCGTCGGCGTGGGGGCGGCTGTCGGCTGCACCGGGCGTGGCCATATAATAGACCTGCACGCCCGGCGCGACGCCGACGGTCTGCCCCGCCAGAATGCTTGCCACGGCGGGGCCGTGCAGCGTGCCCTCGTTGAGGCCGCTGTCGATGCCCGTCTCACAGTAAGCGGCGATAGCGCCGGAGATTTCGGGGTGGTCGGTCAGCAGGGACTGGTCAATGATGGCGATCTTTACGCCCTGCCCCGTGATGCCGCGCGCCTGCAGGGAACGCACGCCGAGGCCGGGGTCCCTGCCCGCTTCCAGCAGGGCGGCGGTTTCGTCCTCGGCTCCCACAAGGACGGTGCGGTCATTGAAGGAGTAGGTGTCGAGATAGAGGCGGTTGTATTCGTCCGGCTGGTAGGTCTGCTTTTGCTGAAAGCCAAACTCCGGCACGTAGGACAGGTCGTCGTAGGGGAGCGGGGTTGCCTGCGGCGCTGCCGTGGGGGCCGCGGTGGGCGCGGGTGCCGCAGTCGGTGGGGCCGTGGCCGCCGGAACGGCAGTTTCGGCGGCGGTGCAGGCGGTCAGGGTCAGCGCCAGCAGGCAGGCGGCAAGGCGGGAAAGACGTTTCATGAAGGGACCCTCTCCTTATAAAAGAGTCAGGAGCCGCTGGGGCCGCGGGAGCTGACGCTTGGGGGCGGGGTGGTGGTGTAAAAGGCAGTGCCGTTTACGGTGCTCTGGGTCATGCCGACCAGGTCGAGGAGCTGGGACTCCGAATAGCGGGCAGCGTCGAGCTTCTCACAGGTGCAGCGGTAGACGCTGTCGGAGACCGAGACGATGCCGAGCCGCGTCAGGCGGGCCAGTGATTTTTCGAGCGTCTGCGGGTCGGTGCGATAGCCCTTTTCGGTGAGCGCCGCCGCAAGCTGCGCGGCAGTGCGGGGCTTATCTCTGAGCAGGAGAGCCAGCGCAAGCCGATGACCCGTGAGGTAATAGGGGAGCAGACCCCTGCGGAGCCAGATGCCTATAGTACCGTCATCGTAGCATGGAGGGGCGGCGGGTGTCAAGCGGGAAAACGGAAAAAGAAGAGAAAGTCCGGTTTTTGGGATTGCAGGCGGGAATTTGCAAAAATATATTGACAACTATATGTTGTTGCATTAAGATGAGAGTAACCAACAATACCTGACAGGAGCGGCAACATATAAGGAGGACAGCGATGGACTATAAGGAAAAAGTGGAGTGGCTGGGTCGCTATCAGGCGTCTGTCAGCTGCCAGCACATGCTGGAAGAAGAAATCGAGGTGCTGCGCAGCGACGCCGAGCGGGTGACGGCCTGCATGAGCGGAATGCCCGGGCGCAGCGGCCCTAACGCGGACAGGCTGCCGCGGGCCGTAGAACGTATCGAAGAAGCGCAGAAAAGGCTGGAGCAGCAGCTGGAAAGCTGCATGGAAACGCGCGCGGAGATTATGTGCGGCATCATGACGGTGCGGGATAGGCCGGGGCAGGAGGTGCTGCGCCGCCGCTATGTGATGGGGCAGAATTTTTCGGAAATCGCGGAGGCGATGGGGGTAGTTCAGCGCCGGGCGTACCAGCTGCACCGGACGGCTGTGGAGGGGATGGCCGTGCCGAAGCGGGCGTGAAAAAGATTTCAGTAAATTTCCTGAAGATTTCGCAAAATTTCATTGTATTTCACAACCAACAGTGGTAATATGATACCATCGAAACTCGTGAGAGGAAGTGATTCCTCCCGCGGGTTTTTTTATACCCATTCGGGAAAAGGAGGGATGCCGTTGTGTGAGATCGACGCGGACCATGTGCTGGACGAGCTGGCCGAGATCGCCTTTGCCGTCCCCGGCGAGGAGGGCGGTCTGCCGGTCAAGGTGGCCGACAAGCTGCGCGCGCTGGAAATGCTGTACAAGCATCTGGGCCTGGGCGACGGGGCGAAAACAGAGGGGGTGGTCATTGTGGACAGTGAAAGTTAGGAGAGAGGAGATAGGAGAGAGGAGAGAGGCACCAAGGTGGAAGTGCGGCTGAAGGAGAAGATACCCGGCGTGTTCTGGCCCGTGCATCAGGCGATACGGCGCGGCGAGGTGACCGAGGTCGTGGCCAAGGGCGGACGCGGGTCCGGTAAGTCGAGCTATCTTTCGATGGAGCTGGTCTGGCAGCTGCTGCGCCACCCGGACTGCCACGCCGTGGTGCTGCGCAAGATCGGCGGCACGCTGCGCAACAGCGTGTACAACCAGATCGTATGGGCCATCGGGGAGCTGGGGTGCGCGGGGTATTTCCGCTGCACGGTCAGCCCGATGGAGTGCACCTATCTGCCCACCGGGCAGAAGATCTTATTCTTCGGGACGGACGACCCGGGCAAGCTCAAGAGCTTAAAGCTGCCGTTCGGCGCTGTGGGCATTTGTTGGTTTGAGGAGCTTGACCAGTTCGACGGCCCCGAGGAGGTGCGCAACGTCGAGCAGACCGTGCTGCGCGGCGGCAGCTGGGCGCTGACGTTAAAGAGCTTCAACCCGCCGGCCATGGCCCGCAGCTGGGCCAACCGCTACGCGCTGGAGACCCGCCCCGGCAAGCTGGTGCACCATTCGACCTACCGCGATCTGCCGCGGGCCATGCTGGGCGAGCGGTTCTGGGCCGACGCCGAGCACCTGCAGCGGACGAACCCGGCGGCGTTCCGCCATGAGTACGGCGGCGAGGTCGTGGGCAGCGGCGCGGCGGTGTTTGCCAATTTGCAGCTGCGGGCCGTGCCGGACGACGAGCTGGAACGGTATGACCGCGTCTACTACGGCGTGGACTGGGGCTGGTATCCCGACCCCTGGGCCTACAACGCCGCGGCCTACGATGCGGCGCGGCGGGTGCTGGTGATTTTTGACGAGCTGACGCGCAGCCGCACGCCGAACCGCGAGACGGCAGAGCTTTTGCTGGCGCGCGGCGCGGGCACGGACGGCCCGCTGACGGCGGATGCCGCCGAGCCGAAATCCTGCGCCGACTACCGCGCCGCCGGGCTGCCCTGCCGCGCAGCCCAGAAGGGCCCCGGCAGCGTGCGCGAGAGCATGAAGTGGCTGCAGGGGCTGGCGGCAATCATCATTGACCCGGTGCGCTGCCCGGCCACGGCGGCGGAGTTCAGTGAGTACGAGTACGAGCGCGACCCGCGGACGGGCGAGGTGCTGCCGGGCTATCCCGACGTGAACAACCACCACATTGACGCGGTGCGGTACGCGGTGGAGGGGGTGTGGAGAAGGAGAGGGGCGTGAATCAGTGAGGAGTTA